TTTCGCTTGTCTGATTGCTTTCTTAGCATCAGTTACACGATAGCTATGCTTTTCTCTTTCTTCAGGATTTCCTAAAGAGTCTTTTGAGATGCTTAAGTTGTATAGTTCTTGTATTAGAGGTTTCTTAATTGCTGGTGAATTTAGTTCAGCCATCATAGCGTCATAGACACTAACTTCCATACCTTTATAATTTATACGCTCTTCTCGCAAATCAGCTGCTGGGTACTTACTAGACTTAAACTTAGCTCTAGTGAAGTTACCAAAACCAGATTGCTCTAGTTCATTAATCCATCTATGTACTGCCATTTCTTTCTCACTTCGTCCTGCAACACGTTGTTCAGGTGTTGAGTACCAGAAAGGGTTTAGTACAGTCATAGGGTTGTCTAGTTTTCTAACATTACCAAAAATGTCATACTTACGGGGTAAGCTAGGGTGGTTGGGTGAAAAGGTTGATAAGATACGCTGCTGTGCGTTTACAGGTGCTGTTAATTCATTAGCTCCCGCAGCCACTTGACCTTTCTTAGCTATGCTCGGAACAATCATCAGAGCTTTCTTAAGTGCTAAATCTGAACCGACATTCCAAGCTTCTTCTTTAGCATCTGGATCATCAGAGGTAAAAGCACCCGTCATTCGTGTGCCAGCAGTTACTGTATCCACAATACCAGTGAATAGTGCTGAGTCTTGGAAGGCTGAGATAAATGTAGCCATACCGATTCCCATAGCTGCTAGAGTTCTGTCGTAAAGTTCAGGATCACTTTCCCCAACTTCTTCTCTTGCTCTTGTAGCCATAACACCATCAAGCGCATTAACAACAATAGTCATAGGAATACGTAAAGGTTCATATCTTCTATAGTCGAAGTGTTTACCCTCATCTCCTATCTGGATGCTTAACGCACCAAGACCATCTGTTTCTTGCTCGCCTGTCATTGTGTAGTCTCTGTTAGCACTACCTGTTATCTCACCTTGCGCCCACTTAGTAGTCACGTACATCATTAGAGAGAATGCTAGGGTTGCCTCAGTCTGCGCTCTTGCTTGCCTACCTACACCGTTAAGCCCTGCTAAATCATTTCTGAATTGAGGGAGCATTACGTTGACAGCAGGAGTTAGTCGCATAGACTCATGAAATACCCAAGCTGGAGTTCTAAAGAAAAGCTGTCCAAAGATTTTAGCAATAGGGTGTGCTTTGTGTAGCTCTTCAATTTTCTTAGCTCCACTTTCCATAGCACCAGATATGCCTGTTTTACCGCCTTCAAACTCTTTCTTGTAAAGCAGTGTTTCTACATAGTCTCTAGCGTTAGCTCCAATGTTCTCTAAATCTGTAGCTTCTTTATCTAGCTTCAACGCTTCAGCACGTTCACCTTGTTCTCGCAACATTTCAGCTTGAGTGCGTAGCTCTTTTACTCTTCTATCGTTACCTAACCTTCTAAATGTTTTAGTACCAAACTTGTTGATGTTGTCTAAGACATACTTATCAAGTGCATCACCTTCTAAGTTTAAAGCTCTACCTTTTTCATAAAGAGGTGTTAGTGCCTCTATGGTAAGCTTCTCGTCATAAGCTTTAGCGACTTCATCTTTAATATTGTCATCAATAAACTTCTTAAGCTTGTCACCCTTAAGTTTCTTTTTCATCCCTTGAGTAAGTAGACGATCAAACGCATCCCCAGCAACATAACCAGCCGCTGCTAACTCTTGGTTATAAGCATCAGTAGCACCTAGTAGTCTTGGGAATGTTCTTAAGTGTGCAGCAAGTTTACCTTTAACTTTAATACCTTCACCTAAAAAGCGAGATACATCTTTTGTTAAAAGGGTTTGCTCAAACTGGTAAGCTGCTTGAAATGATTTACGAGCTGCTTCCTGTGCTGCAAACATGTGTCCATACACTTTAACCATTCTTCTCCACTTGGTTAAGGACATGGGGTTGTTTACGATTTGATCTAGTAAAGGATATGTATAGTTTTTAAGCATCGGGAAAACAGTGTTAATGATAACTGTAGAAGGGCTGAACACACCACTAATAGACAACTCAACATACTTCTCTGCACGTTTGTTAATCTTATCGTAGACTGTTTCCTTACCTTCCCCCAGTATCTTAGCTTTATGGAAAGCTGCTTCCTCATCCCGCTGGCGCATCAGGTTTATAGCCTTCTGCGTATCTTTAGGATCACCAGTGTTTAGGAGCTTGTTAATATTAGCGTGATATTTTAGCTCAACTTCTTTAATGTTGTTTAACTGTTGGTTCTCATAAGCTATGGCACGAGCCTCATCACTAATGTTACCATCTTTATCTACTTCAACTATTTTTCCAAGTTTAGCAGCATTTAGATCTCTACCATTATAACTGTTTAAGTGTTTAGCACCAAAGTAAGCCTTGAGGAGTCTTTCTTGGTTCTCCAACTGTAGTGCCTCTGCTTCCTTTATTTGTCTAGCAGAACTTTTAGGGTTGTTTATGATCTCATATAACTTCATGTCAATCTTACCAAAGTAACCCTTAGCAAGGTTAAACTCTCTTACAAGAGTAGAGAACACAGAACGCTTAACTTCTAATTCTTCAATGCGCTTAATTACATCATCAACAAAATCAGGGTTAGCGTGTAGCTATGCAATAACAGCATCTGTTTTAATCTTAACAAGGTCTCTAGCGTCACGTAGAACAAGCGAACCAAACTTCTGACCGCTGAAAGAATCTGTTCTAGGTTCTGCGGCAACGTCCTCATCTATCTTCTTGGACACTTTGTTGTATTCAATGTCGCCTATCCACTCTACCTGTTCATCAGCATCAAACTCAGCTTTAGGTTGTGGAGTGCCGTCAACTACTTCTTCAGTACCTTCTCTAGCTTGCTTACCTTCTAGTCTAGCCTCAAAGCCTTCCATCTCGGCAAGCTCTTCAGCAACTTTAACATCATCTTCTGCAAGCTTTTCAGCAGACTTTTGTGCTTTCTTGCTGCCTAATCTAGCAGCGAGCACATCAATGCCAGTGCCTATAGTAGCACCAGCCGCAAAGCCAATACCAGCACTTAAAGCTGTTTGCCCTGCACTAAACTCTTCTTGAGAGCCAGCGTCAATACGTACAGACTGATCCATCACATCAAAGGCTGCACCGTGAGCTGCACCTTCAAAGCCTGTGAGAGCTGCTGTTTTACCCAGTGATCTCTTAAGTTCACCTTTGATTTTTTTCTTAACAGCTTTCTTAGTAGCAAACTTTGCAGCTTGTGCAACCACTGCTCCTGTACCAGCCGTAGCTAGACCTAACCAGTTAGTGGCATCAGTAGCCATTTCCCATGTAGCATCACCAGCAGTTTTCCAACTTGTGTTGACTTCATCGTACTGATCTAAAAGGTAGACAAAAGCTTCTTTAGTTTGTTGATCGCCTTTTTGTGTAATGGTATGGGTGTCAATAGCTTGGTCAACAATGTTAAAGTTAAACCCCGCCATTTGTACTAGACCGTAGTCCGCTATTTTTGTTCTTAAATCGTCACCGTCATAATCACCTAAATCTTCCAGAGAAGGAAGCGTTCCATGGTTGACCTCATAGAGTCTTAATGAAGCTTCCACCCATTCTCTGTTATCACGCAAGGTTTGGTGGTCTACACCTTCTTGCACTTTCCCGAAGGGTTTGTAATCAGTCATAAAGACTCCTATTTAGTTTGTGCGCTCGCTGGCAACTTACCTGTCTTATCAAAGTACGCTTGTTGTGCTTGTGTTAAGCCTTTAGGTTTTTCTGAAGAGCTGAAAAGACCTCCAAGCATATCCCTAAATCTATCGTTAGCTTGTAATTGCTCAACAGCTTTCTCAATTTCCTCTGAATAAACCTCAAGCATTTCTTCTGGTGTTAAACCGTCTAGTTGTTCAAAACTTAGAGAGGGTGTTTGTACCAAAGCTCCTATAAGTTCTTCTTCTGGTAAATTCACAAATACTTCTGATGGGGTTTGCCCTACTTTGTTTGTATTGGCTGTGACCTCTGGTTGATCTTCTGACACAACCTCTGCTGTATCCCCACCGTCAAAGAGCTTATCTGTAAGAGACTTTGCATCATTAGTAGTAGGATCAACTGCTACACCATCTTTAGGTGGTTCAACACCATCGTTTCTGTAGCCTACTAGTTTATCTGCTCTGCTTATAAAAGTTGTCTCAAGAGCTTCTTGATCTGCTATAGTAAAACCATCATCGTCATTCTTTAATCTAGTATACTCTCTGATAAACTCTTTTTCTAGTTGGCTTTTCGTTTCAGCAATCCACGCTTTCTTAACTTTATCAGAACCGTATATCTTACCAAGACGAGGAGTAACTACGTCAAAGACACCTTTGTAAGCTGTGGTGTTCTTTAAGTCCACACCAGCAGTTATACTTTTAACTTGCTTAAGTGCTTCCTGAACATCAGTACCGTTCATGCCGCCTATGTCGTAGATATAATCAGTGTAACCATCAAAAGTCTTAGGATATATTTTATCCCCTATCTTTAATGGCTCAGTAGACAAAGAGCTGTCTATAAGGTCGTTAACAAGACGTTCTTTATTTTGTACTGACTTATTAGGTTCAACAAAACCAACCCTGTTTTGAGTCTGTACAAACGCCCTTAGTTGGGGGTCAGTAAACTCACTAGGTTGGACAAACTCACCCGTGTCCATACGTTCTAATATTGCTATTTTATCGTTACGCAGAGCGGTAGTGCTGTCATGTTGATCCTTAGTCATCTGCCACCGCTCTTCTGAACGGTTATCATCTTCAAGTCTGTCGTTGATGCTTCTTCTTATTGCATCATAACTAGAGTTCGTGAACAACACGGGAACAGTGTCTTCTCTTAGGAAGGTAGAGTTCTTATTAGCTATAGCCCAATCTTTAGAAGCAGTAAATTGTATCTGCTGTCTGCGCCAGTTAGCTAAACCCTTAAAACCTTTATCAAACTCTGTAGCTTTTTCCCACTTCTCTGCATCTGTTTCACCAGAATTAAAAGCTTCTAACAAGCCCTGTTCATACGTGAAGGTAGCATCCTGTACGTCTCGTTCCTTACGCTTACCTACGCCCTGTGCTTTAATCTTATCCTTAAAAACTTCCAAGACAGAAGACTGGGAGGCTTGTTTATGTATGTTGTAACTATCTTCCGCATCTATAGGGACGTTAAGGGTGCTTAGGTAATCACTAAGGTTCTTTTCATCTAGCATTACATTAGGGTTTTCGCTTAAGTAATCTTCAATACCAGTAAAGGTAATTGCATTACCCTCAGCATCAAAAGCTTCTTTAGTGTTCTTACCCATAGCCTGAGCAATCTGAATACGCATCACTTCAGGATGACCTTTGAATAATGGGTCTTCTAAGTAATTATAATCTTTATTATTCTTTGCTTGCTCTTGCATCAAAGCAACAGAGCTATCTAGTGCCTGTGCCTGAGCTTGTCTTTTCTGTTGTAGTTTCTTCTTACCAACTTGTGAAACAGTACCAGCAGCCGACTCAAGAGCCGCAGCTACTTGTTCCCCTTTGGTATTTCTTTCACCTTGGACAAATGTATCCACTTGCCTAGCAGTAACCTGATAATCAGGCGTAGCCGCAGCATTACGCCAATTTACTGATTTATCTATTGAGGTTGCCATTTAGTTTTTCCTAATTTGTTTAAGTTTCTAAGTTACAGGTGTGGGGGGCGGATCAAATGCTCCAGAGCTGCTCATACCCTGTGTAACAGCAGAGCCTATCTTTAAGGCTGTAGCTGTTGAACTTGGTTTGGACACTGAGTTAATTCTTGATTGCGTTCTGGATTTAGCACCTAGTCGCTGTTCTTGCAGACCTAGCATGGTGTTGCCTAAGTTTCTATCGACAGCGGTGTTAGCTACAAGACCCTGACGTTCTATGTCTTGCAGGATAGCATTGTTATTCAAGACTGCACCGCTTTCACCACCAGCTACAGTTGCTCGTGCTGCCATCACCCTTGTATCTAAATCTGTTTGTAGTTTCTGTTCAGCAGCCGCTGTATCTTCTTGGGCTGATTGTATGTTAATTTGCCGTTGCTCATCTTTTTGAGCCTTTAATGCATTACGCCTGTTAACTTGCTCTTTTACTTTTTGAGCTTGGTGCATTTGGGAAGCACCCGCTACAGACATTGCTGTGCTGGCTACCGCTAGGGATACTGGATCACACATTTTCTTTTATCCTCACAAATTGGTAGAAGGGTTGTTTCCCTACTCCGTATTCTTTTTCTAGTTTGATGAACTGAAAGCCTAGTGCTTTTAACCATCTCATCGATACTGTATTTTCTGCGTGTACGTAGTTAAGCAAGAGTGGGTGTTGGTCATTCTTTTCCTCCACCCACTTTGCTGAAACTGGTAACATCACCTTTTTGGTCTCAGGTAGTTTATGAGAACCTAACAACCAAGGACTTGCAAATATACCACAATCAGACAACCCAAACATTCCCACTACATCACCATCCTCATGGATGATACTAAAGCATTCAGGAGCAGAAGCGTTATAGCTTTCCTGTAACGCCCTTAAGGGTGTAAGCCCGTTACTAGCCATTACTTCCTTAGCGTCTTGTTCACGCATAGCTGGGGCTAGTTCTCGGCAATCCTGAAATGTTGATTTTCTATAGTAGTGTGTCATATTTAAAGTCTCTTATTTCGTAGTACAATGTACCCCTCCCACTCTGCACTTTGGAAAGTACTGGGAAAGTGTGAATCGTTAGTTATTGTTATGTCTGTTTGTGATGCTTGTGCTTGGACACCTACCTCGAATGAACCGTTATCAACAATGTTGGCTTGATTTAAGACGGACGAAGTATCTAGAATATTACCTGTAAACTCTGAGGTCTTAGTAGGTTTCCCTAAAGACTCCACAGCAACCTCAAAGTTACCTGAGTCGCTAAAGTTAAAGGCAATCTTTCTTAACTGGAATCTAGCCAAGTGTGTTGCGTCACCCTGTACTGGTTTAAACACTTGCTCTGAGAGTTTGTATTTAAAGGTGTAAGGTCTGCCTACGTATATAGGATTATCTCTCAAATTGAGCAGAAGGTTATCAGAAACTATACTATCGGGTGTCATAAAATAAGTTATGGGGACATTGGCTTGTGTCGCAAATCTCCCTAAACCCTCCCCGTCCATAGATACACCTTGTAAATTAGCCCCTGCCGTAAAGTCATAATTTCGTACAGGGTTTCTTGCCGTGTTACCGACTGAATAGGAGTAGTCCCCGCTTTGTGCTAACTCGATTAAATGATCGAGGTGTGGTTTGGAAGGATCGTAGGTTAAATCAAGTTTTTCAAAATAGCCATTTTTAAAGACAACGTAGATTAAGTTGTTGGTGAAGAATACGTGAGCTATCTCTAGATCAAACTTCCATTTAGACCATGAGCTTTGTAATCTTTCCTGACCGCTGTCGTACCATTTATAAATATAACAGTCTTTTTTAGAAGCAAAAGTTCCATCATCTGTTAAGGCTATGAGAATATCTTCGTTAGGAGACGTAACCATCTTCCTTATCCGACCTTTAAGATACTTTGGAACGTGGGATGTAATGTTTAACGCATCCTTAACCTCAACATCATCTTTGGTAATAAACTCTCTCACACCGCCATAGTCACCATTACGTGTAGCGAAGAAAACACTAGTACCTGAACCTACAGGATCAGACGTAAGGTCACTCTCATACCGTGTGGATTGCTCTATCGTTACCTCCGCTGGCGTTAGTAACTGAGCCGATGAAAGCGTAAACTGGTTTAGAGCTGAAAAGAGGAGTAAGTTATCTTGAATAGGTAAGGCTGCTTTAAGATCGGACACCTCGTTCTGACTCACTGCCACATCAATAGGGTCTGAGTCTAATAAGGAGCGTACTGTTGTGCGGAAGAAGTTGTAGTAGCTGCTTGCCTCACTAAATATTACATTCTCTCCTGATAGAATACCTAAGCGGTTTCTGTGGAAGAATATATCTGTTATCTTGTTGCCTATAAAACTAGGGAAAGAGTTAGTGTCATTATCACCGCACTTACGATTGTCCCAACCTACTGGTTGGAATGAGAAACTTTCGTCAGCATTCTGTACTAGTTGGTGAGGCATGGTGGAGGCATCAATACCATTATTAATATTAGGAGCTACACACTCTCTCCAAAAACCTGAACCACCTGTTCCTTCAAACTTCACATAGAAATCATCTTCTTTCTTCTGGTTATCACCCACAACGCCTAAGATAAAACCATCCTCGCATTGGTTGGGTAAATCTGTGAAGGATTTAGCAGTTCCTTTAAAGGCTTTAAGATTTACACCACCGTCATCATCTGTAACTTTAATACTGAAATCACCGAAAGAGCTATTAGCCTCGACAATAAAGTAAGGCTCTCCCACCCCATTGAGGGGGTCTTTGGTAATACTCCCTGCACCAGCTGTGGTAAAATTCCTCAGGCTGCCAATAACTGTGCCAGTTTTAAGCTGATCGGAGTTGATTGTTTGATCATCGTCAGTATCAACTTCTGTTATTTGTTTTGGTGTTGTATAGACTGAGTTAGCTAGACTAGTACCTGTTCCATTTATTCTTACAGTATAAGTCCTGCCGTAGTTGACCGACTTTAAATATATTAAAGCACTTCGTTCGTTATGTGGCAACGACCCTTGAGCAGAGCTGGGAAGACCTACTGTTTTATCAGTGTTAACGATGAACGTGGCATCTGCAACTGTAGTGAACTTAAGTTTAGATGCATTACCTAGATAGCCGCTTGTGCTATGTGTTACTAGGTTAATCAAACTACCATAACCATTTCCTTCAAAGCTTCCCACATTTGATTGGTAGCGTAACCTACCCTCCTGATCGTATACAATGACAATCGGGGATGATGCTTCGAGTTCAACCGCAACCGTGTACATTTCGTCATCGCTTCTTTTGTACGTATGCCAAGTATATTCATCAGCTGCTATAGGCTCAAGGACGGGTGGGCTATGATGTGCTATATACAATCCAGGGGCAGTGCTAGGGTAAGATGTAATTTTCTGAAGACTGTTTAAAAACTCAGTAGGTGGGCGTTTCTTAAGACCGTCAACCACATCTGATAAACCGTTTTCTTGTTCTTCTCCTTGGCTCTCCAATCGAAGAGTTGGGGATTGTTGCGACACCCCGTTAATCAGGTTGGGGATGCTTTTAGAAACTAAAGCCATTTAGATCACCTTGTGTCCGATTGAACGATCAAGAACACTATACGTGCCGCCATCGTCAAATATGTTATAGTCCCCGTTCTCGCTTTCCATTTCTTTCAAAGCAAATAGGGCTTGTTGCTCATCAGCTCTGTTCATGGCTGAGAGGTTATCGCTACCAACTACTCTTTCTTGGAATAATCGTGCAGCTTTAATTGTGATGTATCGTCTTGCTACTTCTGGTATCTGTGTGAAGTCTAGCATATAGACAATATCTAGTTTTAAATCTTTATTGATGATGTCTGTGTGTTGTACTTTGTCGTACATGAACAGACCACGTTGTACGTATTCATTCTTGTTGCTTCTGTACTTATTTACTGAACTAGCTAGGTCAGCACGTAAGACATTTGCCGCCAGTGGTATCTTACCATTAGAATCTTTAGATGCTGGCACATCTGGCTCAGTGTTGAAGTTCCAGCCAAATGACTGAACATCTCTTGAAACTTCATTGAGTACAGTCTCAGCCGTTTCAGCATCAACTAAACCAGAACTTAAACTGTTGACTGGTGCTTCGCCAATGGTCGAGAGCATAGAGTTTACAGCCTGAAGCTGTGTTGTTGGAGTTGTCATGTTTACCTCAATGAAAAAATAAAGAAAAAACACCCCCCGAAGGAGGTGTTCTTAAAGTTTACTAAACTAATCTTACGAAGCGTTAGTCAGTTTAACAGCACACTCAGGACGTAATGAGCTGTGACCCATTGCGTAGCGAGCTACCATTAGTGTACCTTGTTTTGAAACTTGGTACTCTGATTCAACACCTAAGTCTAATAGCTTAACTGTTGCAGCAGCATCTTTAGTGAATACTAAGCCTTTAGAACCTGCTGGGAGGTTGTTAGACATATACACTTTTGCGCCACCGATCAAAGGAACAGTTCCAGTGTTTAGGTTTCCACCTGTACCAAAATCTGAACTCATTACACCAGCGATGTTAGAGTTAGTACCTGAGAACATTTTGTAGTAAGTAGTTGCGTCTAGGACAACAGACTTCTCACCAGTTACGTTCTTCACATCTAGAGCTTCTAGAGCTTTAAAGATAGCATCCGCTACGTCAGTACCGCTAGAAGCAGTAGGAGTGCCAGCAATTTCAATGTCAGCGTTGTTCTGGGCAGCACCCTGAGCATACTCAGCAGCATCGTCAGTTGCAGCAGCGATAGCAGTAAATACAGCTGTATCCGCAGCTTTAGCTAGAGCAGTACCAATCTCAGATGAGTAGATAGAGCGAACATCATAGTGGTTCATAGCTTCATCAATTTTCGCAATGAAAACTGAAGAGGTTAGAAGATCATTGATGTTAACTACTTTCTCACTGTGAGCGATAGCACTAGGTGATACTTCGTTACCAGCTGCAAGAGTTGCAGTAGTAGCGATACCTGTTAGTGGGAACTGTGCGCTCGAACCTGAAGAGATTGTGCGTACACGGTGTAGTGGCATTGCGATGTTGTTAGCGTTGAATGCTGTAAGCACCTCACCCGTAAACGTCTTTAAAAAGAGTGCTTTAGGGTCAAGAGGATTGCTGCTATCAACTGTAATACCTGCATTTGTACCTAATCGAGATACGCCTGTATAGTTTGACATAATATTTTACCTTTTGTTAAATGTTTAAATGAATGTTTAATGTTTAGTCACTTAGCACTTAATCTTTCCGCTTAGATTGTCCCCGCAGGGGTCAAAGGTAATTAATCTTGTGTTCCGTTACTTTTAAAAAAGCCCCCCGAAGAGGGCATAAAGAGACTATTGTATGTTGCTTCGACCAATCTTAGTCGAAACAGACTGACGGTATGCTGGATCACTGTTGTATCGTGGGTCGCTCATAGCTTGGGTCACTTCTGCCCAAGAACTATAATTACCGCCTGTTGAGTTACTGGATTGTCCACCTATTAA